TTCCACATCGCTCGCTGGCATGGCGTCGACCATCCCCGGTGTGACGTGCAGCCACTTGGCGATTCTGATGCGGTTTATCCTGTATGCCTCATCTGCGTCAAGTGTTACCTGTTTTTCAAAAAGGCGGCGCATGTACAGAGCATGACCTAGTCCGCCTTTCGCCCCGACTCCCCCGGCTGCGCCGCCTGCATGATTTCCTCATAGCATGCCTGCGACAGGTGATCCAGCCACCCTTTGTCGCCAATGCTCACGCCTTTCGGCAGCCACCCATCCGGCACGCCGACGACGATCTTGCCCATCACCTCGTCAATCTCGTTCAGGTGCTGCTCCACCTTGTCGGCGTTCATTTCCCGCTGAGCCTGCTGCAAGCGCATCGAGATCACCGCGATCCGCTTGCTCTCCCCGTGCGTGATTCGGCTGCGGTCAATCACCAGCCCATTATCCTGCATCGCTTTCCATCCTTTTCTTATCTGCCCTCTTCTAGGGGAGAAGGGGGTGAGGTTACGAGTACACGGCACCGGCGAACATATTGACCGACGGTGCATCCGCTCCATCCAACGTAATCGAGAACGTGACCGCATCCTTATTAACTGTCACGCTGTGATCCACGCTCGACACAATGCACGACTGCACGTGCCGCGGCTTGCCGCTCACCGCGTCTTCCGGCCCATATTCCAGCGTGACAATCGACCCCGGCGCAATCTTCTGGATGTATGTCTGCACGTTGGCCGCGTCATACATCAGCGTGATCGAGAAACTGATGTCATTCAGCCCCGCCGCGCGCATATTCCAGTCTGTTCCGCTGCCCGCCGTGATATCTACCGTCGAGTTGCTCGCTGTCGGCGACACATCTTTGAAAAATGCATCGACCTCAGTGCTGTCTAGCTTGATGTATACGGTGTTCTCCGCATAACTCGCCATTCTTACACCCTCTCCATTCGGAAACGGAACCGATGCCCGGCGTGATACACCTGCCCGCCGTCGACCGTTTCCAGCATATGAACGATTTGTTCTTGCTTCACGTGCAGCACGGCCCATTCGCTCCCGGCATTCAACGCCGTCGCGCTGCTGTAGTCCGCGTCATTGAATAGCGTGCTGATGCGCCCTGCCCCGCTGAACGCCTGCGCCAGATTGTCTGTCACGATCTTGATCTGCAGCACAATCTCGGCGTCTTGCACGCGCCGCTGATTCAGTTCGCCGCCGCCCGCCCAGCTAAACACCACATACGGCTTGACCGTGCCGCTCGGCGCGAGATCCGGGTACGCCTTCGCGCCCCACAGCTCGCCCGGGCTGGCCGTCAGCGTCTGCTTGACCGTGCGGTACAGGGCCGCCAGTGCCGTCTCCGCCATTACCGGAACAATCCAAACTGCCGTGCGAACGGCACAAACTTATTCTGCCGCCAGTCGACGATCACCGGCGTGAAAAACGGACGCGGCGCCATGTTCTCCGTCCCCGTTTCCAGCATCACCCCATAGATCACGCCGTCGTGAATGATCGCCTTCATCGGCCCGGTCATCGCCCACCGCATCGACGCGCGCAGCGTCCCCGTGTCGACATTCGGCGGAAACCCCGGCGAACTCGCCACATGCGTGATTCCGCCGCGCGTGTAGCTCTCACCCGGCGGCGACGATCCGAAACTGCTGACAATGTCGCTCGTCATCTCGGTCGCCCACGCGCGCACAAACTGCCCGCCGTTCCCCGGCAAATTCTGGCGGATCTGCTGTAGCTTGCGCTTGTTCAGTCGCACGCTCATCTAATCCCGCCCCTGCAGCACGCACTGCTGAAACACTTCATTCGTGAGCTGCGTCTCAATCCGCGTGATGTCATACGTCACCCCGCCGACCGTCACGCGCATATCCACCGCCAGACTCACCGTCGCCGCCACGACTAAGCGATATTCGCGCTTCATCGTTTCCGCTGCGCCTGCCTCCGCCACGCCGCCGCCGTAGCGCTGCCCCACCATGATGATCCGGCACGGCACATCGCTCGCCGTGACTTCCCACGCATGCACAGGTTCACCATATTCGCCCGTCGTCGACACTTCCCGCTCCAGCAGACATGTGTCCGTGAAGAAACCCGCGGCGACCCGCTGCATCATAGCGACGACTTGACTTGAGGCAGGCATAAGACCCTTTCTACAAACCCATGCGCAGGCGCACAATTTCCAACAGCGGAGCCAGCGCCAGCCACAGCACGAATTGGGCGAACTCAATCGGCCAAACCATAATGCTCAGCGCGCGCTGATCCATTGCTGCCTTCAGTCGTGCTAACCGCTTTTCCATGCGCATCGGTTCACTCTCCTAGACCTTCTTGTCTCCCCTCTCCCACGGGAGAGGGGTCGGGGGTGAGGCTAATCCGTATACGGCTCTTCGGTCGCCAGACTGTCCACGCGGTACGTGTTGACCACGCCTGCCGTAATCGCCGCCACGCCGAGTTCACGCCGCTTCTCCGCCAGCAATTGCGCAAACCCATCCCGCGCCGCCTTGTTGTCGATTTGCAACCAGTCGGCCTTAAAGTTCGGCTGGCTCAGCCGCGCCATGATGAACTTGATCACCGAAATGACCGCCCGCTGCCATGTCTCCTCTTGCGCGAGGATCATCGTGATTTCCTCATCGCTGATGAAGCTCTCAGCCTCGACCGTCTGCCCGGTATGGAAGCGCACCAGCGTGGCGTCGCTCGGCGTGCTGCTCGGCGTGTACGTGAACGTCACAGTTAGCCCTCGCTCATCAAAAACAGGCTGATCGTCAAATCAGTCGTCGCCGTATAGGTCGGCGTCCCGCTGCACACGAAATAGCCGTACAGCGTCCCGCCATCCACACTAAAATAACTGTTCAGATCCTCGACCAGCGCCACCGCGTTGCTGTTGAGCGTGGTGTAATCCGCGCTGGCGACTGGCACCACGGCGACCAGCTTCGCAAGGTCGGCCACGGTCGGCTCAAACGCCGCATTATCAGCAATCGAGCTTGGCGCACTGTTGAACAAATACAGCGAGCCCGCTGCTTTCACGTTGCCATCGTCGACCAGCCGCACGCTCTTGAGCAGATACACCCCACTGGCCGCCGCCATCGTGAACGTCAGCCGCCCGCCAACCACATCGCTGGCACTGTAAGCGCCCGCGGTGACGGTCGGCGTGGTGGATTGCTCGATCAGCTTGATCATGCTCGCCATGTTACGCCGCCGTCACGGTCGCGCCGTCGCTGATCGGACGCCAGATCGCGTAATAGTCAATCTGCCCGGCGGTGACGTTGGCCGTCCCCGCCGTTTCGATGATATCGCTGTTGTTGACGATCACGCCGTTGCTGCTCAGCGCCTTCGCCAGCACGCCCGGCGTATTGTCGAGCCACACCTCATTCGCGTCGATATCGGTGGCCGTCGTCGAAGCGATCAGCACCGCCGTGTTGCCCGCCACCCCCACGGAGAGCGTCGCGCTCGCCCCGGTCAGCAGCGTGTTGCAGATGCCAAACAAGCGCACTTCCACCACGCCCGACACTTCAAACAGCGTGACCGGGTTGCCCGTGCCATCATAATCGCCGTGCGCGTTCGCTGTCCCGCCGTCGAAAGCCGCCCCGGTGTGCTTGGCGATCCGCCAATCCGGCACCAGTTCCAGCCCATCCTGCACCGAAATCCCATTCGGGAATGCTGTTACGGTCATAGAACCCTCTTTCGCTCAGGTGAGCGGTCTGCCGGGCGACGTTAATCCGACGCTGCCCGGCTCCCGCTCATGAAATGGGAGTTGGTTAGCTCGGGTTGCTGCCGGCGATCCAGCGCCAGTCCGTCCAGCCGTAGCTGTAGCGCATGCGCGCGTTGTAGTAGGCGAACGCCCGCTGCACGACGCGATCCAGCGTGATGTCCAGCGCCACGCGGTCAAACCACTTCAGCGACTGCTTGCGCTTGATCGAGTCGATCATGAACCACGCATTGGAGTCGGTCAGGTAGTGATCGACTTCCACGCGCCAGCGCCCGCGCTGCGGGTTGATCGCGTTGTTCGCGCTTTCCGGCTGCTGTACCGACTGCGCGATCACCAGCGCGTCGTCTTCCAGTCCCGGCGGCACGAGCAGCGTATCCGGCGTCACGGCGACGAGGTTGCCCTTGTCATCCTTGAACGCCTGCATGGCCTCGCGCATCGTCTTGACATTCGCGCTCGTCAGCGCCAAGGCGAAATTGTTATCCTGCGTGCCGCCGACTTCCGGCCCGTTCGGGTGGGAGTCGCTGCACAGTGCCACCGCATCCGCCCCCACAAAGCTGGAGCTGAACGCATTATTGAACACGCTCGCGCGGTCAACCTCGCGCTTGAGCTGCGCGCTGTCGCCCAGCGCATCCGCCGCGCTGATGATCTGGCGATACAGGTTGTCTTCCATCAGCTCGACCTTGATCGGCAGCTCGACCATATACGTGGTGTGCCGGAAGATCTTCTCATACCCTGCGTCAAAGCTGACGCTGGGCACTTTGCCCGAGGTGCTGAAGGTTTCCCACGCATCCGGCGACACGGCCCCATACGCCTGCATGTGTTCCGCGTCCTGCGTCGAGTTCAGCACGTCATACTGCATTTCCAGCATCGACGGTCGCCGACTCGCGCCGAGGAAAAACCATTCACGAATCCCCGGTTCCAGCGCGTTCGCCCAGCCTTCTTTGATGAGCACGCCATCGGCAAACCACGCGCGCCGCTTGCTCAGCGACACGGCACCGGCGGCCTTGCGGCGGCGGGTGACGCGGTTGCCCGTGTTCAGACGATCAAACGCGGTCGGCGTGACGACGGCTGCCGTCCCCACCAGTCCCGCTCCAAAAACCAGCACCAGCAGCACGCTGATGAAATGAGCCAAACGCTTAAAAGTGTTCATGGGTTTGTCCTCTTCTCCGCTTCTCTTTGCTTGGCTCTGCGCCTACTGCGCCTTGTTACCGACGTGCTTGCCGATGTTGAAAGTCACCAGCGTCTCTTCCGTCGCCGTCGACGGTGCGTACACAACGAATTCCTTGTTGGAACTGGTCGTGACCGTCTGCGCGCCCGTCGCCCCGCTCAGGTCGAGCGTCGCGCCTTTCGCGCGCGCATTGGCGTCATACACGCCGAGGATGATGTCGTCGTCGACGATTACCCGGAACTTGGTCGTGCTGTCCACACCGACCTGCGTTTCCAGCACCAACCCGGTAAAGTTGGCATCGCCCGTCGCGCCGAGGTCGATCTCGCCGCTTTCGAGGTTGACCAGATCGCCCTTGCTCAGCGTTTCATTGTCTTTGCAAGTGAGATCCTGAATGGTGGGAGCTCCGCCGCTGATGCGCCCGCGATAACGAAAGCCCGCCGAAGTATCAGTCATGATTGCCTCTTGTTGTTCTAATCATCTGCAAACGCGCCGGGGGATGTGTTTCTCAAGCCATCCACCCGCCACAGGCTTAGAAGCAGTCAGGCTGAGCCCACCGCTCCCCGTTAGCCGCGCCCCTGAATTTCGGCCAGCCGCTTGGCATACACTTCCGGGGAGATCCCCAGTTGCTTCGCCACTTGCAGTTGTTCCGGCGTCAGGTTGATCGGCTTTGCGCCGCTGCCCGTCCCTGCCCCCGCGTCGATATTCGGCGGCGGTGGCACGGTCAGCATGCGCCAGTTATCGTTGAGCCACACTTGCAGCCGTTCCGGCGGGTAATCCACCGGGATCAGCTTCTTCATGGATTCCGGCACCTGCGCGATCAATGCTTCGTTGGCACTCTTGATCGTGCCTTCGAGCATTTCGGTGCGCTGTCTGAACGATTTCAAGGCCTCGTTTTCCTTCAAGGCATTGTCGGCGATCTGTTGCCACTCGCCCTGCTTTTTCAAGCGTTCCTGCTCAGCAGCTTGCGCGTTGATCTGAACCTGCGCCAGCATTTCCTCGGCCTTGCGCGCGCGTTCCAGCGCCTCGTCCAACCGTGACTTCGGGATCATATGTTCGGCGTTTTGCGTCCCCGCGGACGATGCTCCCGTGACCGACTGTCCGCTGCCCGGCTGCGAACCTTCATCCGCAAACCATGCGCGCCGCTTGGCAAGGTTGACGCTGCCCTCAGCCCCATCCCGCCGCGTTGTCTTCAGTGCCTTCCATACGTGGTTCAACGTGTTACCCTACCCTCTCTGTTTCGTTTTTTACGTGCTACGCCACGAGTTTTCTTGATCATCCGTTTTCTCAGCGGAGATAACGCGCTTTCTACAACCCAAATTTGGGATAAGCTACTCTGCTTTGGTCTGCACCGGCACAGCGATCATCCGCACCGGGAATTGCTTACGGCACATCCACCAGATCGCCGCCGCCCGCACCAAGCGCGGCATGCTGAATCTCAGCCGTCCCACGTTGAGCAGCATCGACGCATCCCCCGCCATCTGCCACACAAAACGCGGTGTCAACCGCACCACGCCGACGACCACCTGTTGATTGCTCATTCTTCGTCCATGTTTCTGCCCAAAATACCTTTCAGGCTCGCCTCTCTGACCATCTCCCCAAACACGGGATCGGTGTACGGCTGCACGAAGTCGCGCAGCTCAATCCGCCCGCCCTTCCACAGTTCAAACGCGCTGTCCCCCATCTGCGCGCGCTGCCGCTCTTCCGGCAGTTGGCTAAACCATTCCTCGCCCGTCTGCACATCCCGCGGCCTGCCCCGCACCACGCTGATCGACGTGCACCGCCCATTGTGGTGATCGTTGATTCGCTCATCAATCGCCAGTCGCGTCCCATGCAGCGCGACGCACGCCATGCACGTCCGCGCATCCAGCGCCGCGATCCTGATTTGCTCCGTCAGAATGTCTTGATTTGCCACGCGCTGAATCACCGCCGCATCTCGATACGCCTGTAACTGCACGGTCCGCATCAGCGTGTTGGCCTGCCGCGCTGGCACGCCCTCCGCCATCTGCCGGATCAACCGCGCGGTCGCCAGCGGATTCCACCCCTCGGCAATCCCCCGGATCGCCTGATTGCGCACCGTGTCCAGTACCTGCTGCGGATACCGCGCCATTTCCGCCTGCCACGCGCTCGAATTGACATATCCGACCAGTCGATTGACCGCCTCGGGATCGGGCACATTCCACTGCACGCCGATGAGCCTAAGCTGCTCATCCGTCACGCCGGGGATCGCCAGCTCGCGTGTTAGCCGCGCCGCCGCGTCGATGCCCCGCCGCTGCACATCAGCCGCCGCCGCATCCACCCGTTGAGCAATCCGCCCCAGTTCCGTGTCGAGGTCGGCCACCAGCGCGCGCAGCACCGGGTTATCCGGTCGCAGCGGTTGACCCGCCGCCTCCAACCGCGCGGCCTCGGCCTCCAGTTCCGCCAGCCGCTGCTGGATCAGTCCGCCGCCTACGCTCCCTGCAATCGCGTTGAGCGTTTGCCGGGTGGCCTGCTCATACCCACGGTCGAGCAGCGCCCGCGTCAGCTCGCCAATTCGATTTGTCCCTGTTGGTTGCGTCATGCTGTGTCTTTCTCCCCTGGGAGAGGGGTCGGGGGTGAGGCTATCTTTCGGCGGGGCGAGGCATGCCTCGCCCTTCTTTGCTCGCCGCCGACCTTACGCCGGAACTTGCACGCCGCTGGCGGTGATCTTCAGTTTCATTTTGGATGTCGACTTCGCCACGCCGAGGATCGTCACATAGTCGCCCGCTGCCAAATCGCCAACTGGCGCAATCCCCCCCGATGCGCTCAGAACATAGACTTCGCCCACCACCAGCGTCGCACCTGGCGTGAAATCATCGTCTTCCGTAACGATCAGCCCCGGTTGCCCATCTGCACCGCCGTTCAAAGTGATCCCGGCGACGTTCGCCGTTGCTGCGCTTGTCTCGCAATGCGCAGCTTTGACATCATTGCTGTCCGACGAGTCTTCATAGACCGCCAATCCTGCGGTGATAGATCCCCCATATCGAACCTCGCGTGTTTTTGCGTTCGCGCCCTTGCGCACATTTCCCGCTGTAACAACGATATCCGTCATCTTGCATCCCTTCGATTAATCGAAAACTCATGCACTTGCTCACGTGATCTGTAGCCTACCCCGCCCCACGCCGCCTAACGCGCAGAATCAAAAAGCGGCAGGTTTCCCCACCGCTTGAGATCATCCACCTTCTACCAACCTACCACGGATCGCCGCCGTCCCAATTACGCGCACCTTGAATGTACGCGATCACCGTATCCGCAAAATCCTCGCTTTCGCCGTCGAGCGTTTCCCATGCTTTCGTGATAACGGGGTGTCCCGCCGCGACAAACAAGCGCAGATTCAGTTCTGCCATTTCCTTCGCCAGTTCATTTTGACGACGAACAATGGATGTCAGCTTACGTTTACTGATACCAGCCGCTTTCAACTGCTTATCAGTCCATTCGATTTCGATCATAATCTCACCTCCCATAATGCACTTTCGATCAGTATCAGCTAAATTGGACGTAATTGGCGAGCGTGCTGGCGTCAAAATCGGGTTTCTGGCCGATGTAGCGGAGAGTCACGGCGGCATCCTTGTGGCGCAGCAGCTTCTGGATGCTTGGGAGCGGCATGCCCGCCTCGTAGGCGATGGCGGCGGCGGTGCGGCGCGTGTCGTGGGCGGCGAGGGCGTAGCGGTCGCCGAGGGCGGCGCGCGTGGTGCGCTCGATAATATCACGCAAACCCTGCGCCGACATGCCGCGCAGCGGGTTGAATTTGTTCACGCCGATGTAGCCGTAGTTATCGCCGTGCAGCAGGGGCTGCCACAGCGGAACGTCGCCAGCAATGCGGCGCGCATCGTCGGGCGGGAGATCGACATTGTACATGCTCACCCAAGACATGATATCACGCGCAGCTGCGAGGCTGATCGGCACGGGGTCGACGTTGGAACGCTTGCCCCGGACCGTGATGAGCACCACATCCCCCTGCTGGCTGATGCTGTTGAGCGTGATGCGCTGCAGCTCGGCGAGGCGCAGGCCGGATGAGAAGGCGACGTGCAAGAGGGCATAGTCGCGCAGGCCGGAACGGGTGAGACGGTTGATCGAGCGCAGGACGGCGCGCACCTGGTCAGCGGTGAGGCGGACAAACTGCGGATTCCACAATGGGGCGATGTTGGTGGTGGTATCCGGGCGCGGCGACTTGACCGACGCAGCCGCGCGGATGTGCTCACGGCAGTCGGCGATGAAGTCGCGCGTGTCGCCGGTGAAACCAGAAATGTTTTGCTCTGCCAGCTTCGATAGATAGAGACGCACGGGCGCGAGGTATTTGCTGTTGACGGTGGTCGGCTTGAGGCCGCGCGTGCCGAGCAGGTGGGCGATAAAGCCCGTGAGCAGATCGGCGGTGGGGAGGCGAAGCGTCGCCCAGTTCATGTCGTCGGTGGGGTCGAGCTGCGCCAGCCAGCGGAGGAAGTATTTGAGGCCGTCACTGTAGGCGCGCCACGTGTGCTTCTCTTCGGTGCGCGACGAGGGCAGGGTGCCGACGTGCGCGGCGACCGCGGCGTAAGCCTTGCGCGGGTCGAAGTAATTGAGCCAGCGGGCATCGGTGTAATTCTGCGGTTGTGTTATACTGTAACCGGATTGGACGATTGCTGAAACCATGAGTCTAATCTCGCTTTCCACAATTGGCATGCTTGTGAGAGCTGCCATAATCGGTTTTCTGTTACCCGTCAGAGAGCCGCAGAAACGCCGGTGTGCAACCATCGGCGTTTTTGTTTGCGGGGTGACTAGTAAGCCCATTATCTCATCCCATAGCATTACACGTCAAGTAGTATTTACGAAATTCACGGAAAATTCACGCGCCAAAACGTTGACATGGGGCGCTCAATGGGGTTACTATTTGCAAAACAAAGGAAGGAGGAGCGATGACAAGACAAGTGCTTTCGAATCGGTTCACCGAACTGCTCGCCATCAAAGCCCGGCGCGAAAAGCGCAGAATTTCTCAACGCGAAGTAGCACGGGAAACAGGATTGGCGAAGCGCACGGTAGACAGCTATGCGCGGAATGAAGTCACTCGATATGATGCTCCGGTCGTGCTGGCGTTGTGCAACTATCTAGGTTGTGATGCCGGGGAACTGCTGGTCATTGAAGATGTGGAAGATCCCCAAATGCAAACCGCACTACTGCTGGCCTAGGAACCTTCGTCAGTAGTGCGGCTGGTGGGGTGGTACAGGCGGTGAATGACTGCCGCGAAGCACCTTAACAACTGAATCGGGAGTGCTTTCAGAAAACAGCAGCGTTGAACAAGACTCAACGGGTGGGGAGAACCCCCAAACAGAGTCAAGGTCAGCGGATCGCCCATCCGCTTAGGTCGGCGTAGCGGGACTTGAACCCACGACCTCTTGACACACAATCAAACCTGATCGTGTGAGGGGGTCTCTATCCGAACTTGATGATCTTCGGATCGTCGGCGAGGGCAGCGGGATCAGTCATCAGCTCGCGCATGGCCTGCTCGGCGGACTCCCAGTCTGCCGGGTAGTAGTGCTGGAGCGTAATGGTGACATCACTGTGGCCAAGAACGGTAGCGGCAATACTCGGGGCAATGCGGGAGTCGGCGAGCTGGTGGCCTTTGCGGTGGCGCAGGCTGTGAGAGCTAAGGACACGAACACCAGCAGCGTGCGCAGCGCGGCGAATGATCAGCGATACGTTTTCGGGTCTCATCGGCGAACCATCAGTGCTGAAAACGTGCACCCCCTTTATTTTATAGTGCGCCTGCCGATTTGCAAGCCAACGCTGGATGGCGAGCGCACAGAGGGGTGAAAACGCCACGAGGCGCGACTTCTCGCCCTTCTCGGTGACGGTGGCGCGCAGCTTGTGGAAGTCGAGATCCTTCAGGGTGAGACCAGCAGCCCCACCGCGGCGGCAGCCAGTATCAGCCAAGAATAAAATGAGAGCGAAATCGCGCGGCTTGTCCCAACGAACCGCCTCAATGATCGCGGCCAGCTCGGCATCGGACATAGCTTTGTCACGCGAGATGTTGCGCGGCAGCTTCTTCCCACGGATGGCGAGCGCGGGCGACTTCACGAGTAAATCGATCCGAACGCACCAGTTAAAAAAGGTCTTGACGGTTTTGGTGTGCTTCTGGATGGTCGCCGGGGCGAGATCCCGGCTGTAAATCACCTTCTGAAAGAACTCAATAACATGGGCTGGCTGAATGTCAGCTAATGGGCGGGCGGGGCCAAGATAGTCTCGCAGGATGGTGAGCGAGGCGGCGTAGGTCTTGCGCGTGGTCGCTTTGTACTCACCAAGAAATAAGTCGATGGCTTTTTTGAGAAGCATCGGCACACCCCTCCTTTCAACGTTCAATGTAGACCCTAGCGAAATGAGGTAACGCGGAATGCAGCCGAGGATTGGCAGTATTTCCGAATCTAACAAGCCTCGAATTGAAATCAAGTCGTTGTGCCAAGAGGTTTGTAAAGATTCGGATCAGATTCTAGAAACCCTCATAAACGAGGGCTGGGAAGTGCTGGGCGCGCCGGGCTACACGTCGGTGACCGTGCCGAATGCGAGCGCGCCGGGCTGGCGGATCAAGCATTACGAGATCATCAAGCTGTGGCGGCAGGTCGAGCAGCAGCCGAATGACCCCCTGAAGGCGGCAACCACGAATTACAGCAGCACGGTTGAGCGGATCAGCACGGCCTCACCCCCGACCCCTCTCCGAGCGGAGAGGGGAGAAAAGCAGGTGATTTGTGGGCTGGACGGCGGGCCGCCGACGATGCGCAAGCCGCTGGATGAGGTCACGTTTCTGGATGCGCTGCAGAGCGGCCAGTATACCGCCGAGGAAATCAGCATGATCGGCGACCGGGAAAACGCTGAGCGGTTTTTCACCCGGATCGCCAAACGCCAAGCGCAGCAGACGGCGGTCAAGTTTGCGCCGCCGCCGACGAACAAGCGCACTCCCCTACTCTCTCAGTAAGCCGAGCAATGGAAAGCGATAAGGCCATGACACAAGAGACGGATCACCGGCAAGTGGTGCTGTGGGAAGTGCTGGAGAGCCTCCAAGCGGGGACGGATGTATCTCTGGAGGGAATCGAGAACCGGCTGGGCGCGCTGTATGTGCAGCACCAGGCGGCGAATGATGCGGCGGCGCTGACACTGATCCACGAAGCGTGGGAACGGATTCAGACGCTGGCGCAGGTGGCGAACGGCGCGATTGACAAGGCCGCGGCGGCGCGGGAAGTGGCGGCGATGATGAAACAGCAGCGGGACACGACGATCCGCGTGCTGGTGGACACGCAGCGGGCGGCGAATGAACTGGATCGGCATAACCCGATTGTGGACACGGTCGCCGCGCATATGGAAGAGGCATTCACCGAGGAAATGGAATACGGCGAGGGCTATGCCCGGGTGCGCTCGGCGGCGGCCATGATCGAAGAGGCCGAGATCCCGATCAGCTACGAACAGGCGGACACGTTCCTGCACATCATCACCGACGTGGGGTTGACGGAGATTGACCCGACGCTGGCGCAGGACATGCGGCGGCGGATCGGCGTGTTTGTCGCCGGGCTGGTCAAGGAATTCGACGC